AGTCTTTGAGATTATTTCAGTGGTTGATTTTCTACCTCTACCAGTCTGTTCAGCGAGTTGCTTTTTGGTGAGTTTTTTCTTTACGTTATGAAATAACGATTTTTTACCAATGTAGGATTTACCTGAAGGTGAGTGAGTAACTATATAGATAAAACCGTACGTATCTTGAGGGAGATCCTCTAGAGAGAGGACCTCTTTATTTTGATATAACCACATTTTATTATCGATCTAAATTAATTAGAATTGTTGTATCTGTTGTATCTGAGGTAGGTAATGGTTGAGCTAATTTACCTATTGCTAGAAGATTTTGTGCTTCATCGTATAAGCCTATTGTTGTAACATATGGGCTAAAGTAGGAACCGGTTACATTATTAGCTAGAGTTCCATCTCCTCTTTGAGAAAATGAACTTGAATTTATTGTTAATAATGAACCACTTGCTTGTGCTGATGGGTTTAAAGTAGCATTAAATTCACTTTCTCTTATAGTACATTTGTATTGTGTTTCATAAATGGTCATTGAAGAAGAGAATGAACAAGTCATGTTTGTTTCTTGAGACCAAAATGAAAGATCCTCATTATAAATTGAATCTTGGGTAGTTAATATAGCTAAACCATGAGTATAGATTATATTACCTATATTAGTACTTCCAGAGAATAAATTCCCTTGACCATCATCTACAATAGCACCTTCTACGCCTCCTACACCACAGTACCAATTAAAACTATTAGGTACTATATATTCACCATATAATTTAGAAGGAATAGATAATACTAGTATACTAGAATTTGAAGCAGTAGGCCAAAATCTATTAGGAGTTAGTGTACTTTGTAAAAAGTTATCATATGATGGACTTTGAGCTTGTCCTATAAAAACATTCCCTGAACCTGAAGGCCCTGCTCCTGGGACTAGTACAGGTTGAGCTACATTATCTCCTGTGCTAGAAGATAAAAAGTTTGAATAATAAAGTTGTTGAGCTGAGTTGTAAACTAAAGCCTGGTATTGGGTGGTTAGAGTACCTGTAGTTGATTGGTCACTAAACCAATTAACGTTAGTTCCTAAAAATCGATCAATACCAACTATTTGGTTATCTGAACCCGTAGCCCATTGAGTATATGGAAAGCTAAAACCTTTATTAACCACAAACGGGTTAACAATTATATCAGATGCTAAAAATTGTTTCCAAGCACTCATTCATTTAAAAATCAAGCTTTACTCTAATAAGAGCTTCTTTAGTAAAGTCTTTAACTAATGGTCTAGAAAGTTTAGCTACAGCTAATAACTCGTTTGCATCATTATATAAACCTACAGTTGTAATATAAGTTTGTGGGTTATTAATAAATACTGGGTAAATTACCTCACCAGTTGAACCTGAAATAAATGATGGATTAGTTGTATAGTTAAACTCAGCATTTTGTGGTCTAATAAATACGTAATCTGAGGTTATATTTTCTTGAGAGTTTAATTCAAAACTATCTCCGTTTTTAATAGCCGCAAAAATAATTTTATTATTAAGACCATTAGCATTAGCACTTCCTGAAAGGAATCCTAAACTTACACCCCCACTAGCTATAGGTAATTCTAAAGCTTTAGAATTTAAAAGCAAAGTACCTAAATCTGGGAGGAACCAACCATATGATCCTGAAATAGTATAACCTGCTTGGCTCGCTCCTGAAGGAACTCCAGCTGTAGTAGCTGTACCATTTGATCCCGAAATAATTTGATAAACTCGGGTACCATTAATATAGGGCACTACAGATACATCATTGCTATTATCTGTTAAAAATACACTATTACTACCACTAGTTAACTTTAAGTTTAAAGAACCTGGGAATAGTGATTGTTTATAATTAGCTCTTTCAACTGAAACAATATAAAAACTAGATTGAGTTACACTACCAAAAATAAAAGGAGCATTTTCATCTTCTAAAATTAAATTTTTATATTGACCATACAATGTTCTAGAAGGGCTTAAACCTGGTGCAGCTGCATTATAAGCTGTAGATCCTGAACCATATTGGTTAGCAAATCCTAAATAGAATTGAATAGCAGCAGCATCATTAGTAGAAGCTGTTTGATAAGATGCTAATACATAATCACCTTGCGAACTAGCTTCTTGAGCTGAGCTAGTAAAAAAGTTACTCAAATCATACACATTACCTGTCCAACAAGGTGCTGTAATTGAATCCGCAGACACTAAAAAATCTGATGGGGTTAATCTTTTAAACGACATAATTATGCTGAAGTTTTAGTAATAGTTACCGGAATTGTAATACGAGCACCTGAATCTCTACCTACTACTGTTAAAGTAGCTTGTAAAATTGAATTTGAACCAAATAATGTATTTACTGTGGTTGCAGTTAGGTTAATTGTAGTACCAATAACTGTTTTAGATACGTTAGTACCTATTGTTACAGTTGAATTAAGAGCAGTAGCATCAGGGGTATTAATACCTACCCCATTAAAAGCACTAAGTGTTCTAACATCAGAGATAGTAGCAGTGTAACCTGATGATTCATAAGTTGTATTACCACCCAAGTAATTAAGAGTTTGAGGTGTAATAGCAAGTGAAGCACCTTGTTTTAGGGTAATTGCTGCGTATCCTAGGTCAAGTACTGGCATTTTAGAAGTTCCACGAGGTAGTGTAGTTAACACATACTTCATTTCTTGAGTCACTAGTGGAAACGCCTCTAGTAAAGGCATGTTTTCAATTGCTTGACCATAGTATGCTGAGCCCGAAGGGTTGTTTGGATTATATAGTGTATAATCGATCTCGTCGTCCGATAAGGCAAACTGAGTGATACGAAATGTACCATCATTTTTAGCAAGTAACTCTCGGCCCACATCCGTAAGAATAGCGTCTACTGTTACTACCGCGTTATTTAAATATCCCATTGTTTAAATGCTTAGTTTTGTTATAAATATATGAAAGAAAAATTCGAGTGACAAGTTTAAATTATGGTTCAGTGTATCCTGGGAATACATAGTTTATACCACTAATGTTTATTCTTAACCAAACATCAGGTTCACCTAAAGCATCTGTTGTATTAGCAGTATTAGTAATTAATCTATCAATACCCCCATTCCCAGTAGGTGTCTGAGAGTTAGCAGGGGCTGTTCCTGGGTCATCCAATTGTAATGAACCTGCTATCCTTAATAGAGTACCTGAGATTGAAAGGAATGATACACTTTGTACTGTTGAAGCACCTACAGTTTGTACTAAATAGTTAGGTTGGTTTGTAAATGTACCTCCACTAATTCCTGAAGTCCCTGAAAACGAGATACCAGAGGTGCCTGCAGCACCTGAAGTTCCACTTGTACCATTTACTCCCGATACTCCATTAGCACCTGAGATACCTGAGGTTGCTGAAGTACCACTTGTACCTGATGTTCCATTCCGTCCTGAGGTTCCACTACCTCCACTTGTACCTGAGGTTTGGTTAACACCTGAAGTACCGGCTGTTGTTCCTGGTACACTTACACCATTTCTACCTGAGGTTCCACTACCACCTTGAGTACCTGAGGTTTGACTAACACCTGAAGTACCTGCAGTAGCACCTGAAACTCCAGAAGTACCATTTTGTCCACTAGTACCCGAAGTTAATGAAGTACCTGAAGTACCTGCTGTAGTTGCGTTTTGACCTGAGGAACCATTTCTACCTGAAGTACCAGATGTTAAAGCAATACCTGAAGTACCAGCAGTTGCTCCTGAAGTACCCGAAGAACCATTTCCACCTGATGTTCCTGAAGTTTGGCTAACCCCAGAAGTACCTGCTGTTGTTCCTGGAACATCAACACCATTACGTCCTGAAGTACCATTTCCACCATTTGTACCTGAAGTTTGGCTAACCCCAGAAGTACCAGCAGTTGATGCTGAAGTTCCAGAAGTACCATTTGCTCCTGAGTTACCCGAAGTCCGAGTAGATCCTGAAGTACCTGCTGTAGCTCCTGAAGTACCAGATGAACCATTTATACCTCCTGTACCCGAGGTTTGTGTAGCCCCTGAAGTACCAGAGCTACCTCCTGAAGTGCCTGAAGAACCATTTCTCCCACTTACACCAGAGGTACCATCAATACCTGAAGTACCACTTGTTCCTGAAGTTCCTGAAGAATTACTTAAAGCAGAAGCACCAGCAGCACCACTTAAACCTGTTGTTCCTGTTGTACCTGAAGTACCATTTGTACCAGTTGTACCTGATGATCCACTTATACCTGAAGTACCAGATGAAGCACCTGAAGTACCTGATGAACCATTAGCACCTGAAGAACCTGAAGTACGAGTAGATCCTGAAGTACCAGCTGTAGATCCTGAAGTGCCTGAAGAACCATTTATTCCGCTCGTACCAGAAGTTTGAGTAAAACCTGATGTACCTGATGAACCACCTGAAGTGCCTGATGAACCACTCCTTCCAGAAGTACCTGAACTACCTGTAATACCTGAAGTACCAAAAGTACCAGTTGTACCTGAAGTACCTGCTGAGCCACTTGCACCACTTACACCTGAAGTACCAAATGTACCTGTAGTACCACTTGTACCAGAAATACCATTTGTTCCTGAAGTTTGGGTTAGGCCTGAAGTACCTGCAGTAGCACCACTTGTTCCTGAAGAACCATTAGCACCACTCGTACCAGAGGTTCTTGTAATACCTGAAGTACCAGTAGTACCTCCTGAAGTACCAGATGAACCGTTTGCACCACTTGTACCTGAAGTTTGAGTTAGACTCT